CTACATCTCTTACTACAAGTAACAGGTTTCTAGCAAAGCCAACAGATTTTCTTGCTGTATTCTCTATTGCTGTAGTGGATGGTAGTAGCAATTATTCGTTTTTGTTACCGAAAGATGTAAATTTTATTCGAGAAGCATATCCTGCTACCGCAACATCAGGTCTCCCTGTGTACTACTCATTGTTTGATGGGGATAACTTTTTGATAGCTCCCACACCAGATTCAACATACACAGTGCAACTGCATTACTATTATGATCCACCATCAATAGTTACATCATCAACCTCCTGGCTTGGAGACAATGCAGAGTCAACATTGCTATACGGAACATTAGTTGAGGCATCTACATTTATGAAAGGTGAACCAGACATAGTAGGTTTTTACAAAACACGCTACGAAGAAGCGTTAGAGGGATTAAGAAATCTAGCTGATGGCAGAAACAAAAGAGATAGTTACAGAAACGGTGAACCAAGGATAATGTAATGTTAATGGAACTACCCAAAACACCTATAGTCAACGTACATACAACAGAGAACAGAGGCTTTACACCAGAAGAAATAGCCAAGAGATGTTCTGATAAAATAGTAGAGGTTAGTGATACAGCCTCTCCAGAGATAAGAGAGCAAGCAAGAGCCTTCAAAGAACATCTAGAAAAAGTTATAGCGTTTTACATGAAAGAAGCTATAAAATCAGATAGAACAACTATTTACAATGCTATTAAAGATGCAGGTCAAGAACAGCTTGCAGAACACATAAGGAGACTATAATGGCTATATCACAGGCGATGTGTACGTCTTTTAAAAAAGAACTACTAGAGGCAAAGCACAACTTTCTAAATAGTGGGGGAAATACATTTAATCTAGCCTTGTATACATCTAGTGCTAGTTTAGGGGCAGGAACCACAGCTTACACAACAAGTAATGAGGTATCAGGCACAAACTACACAGCCAAGGGTGCGTCTTTAACTAGAGTAGACCCAAGCACATCAGGAACAACTGCTCTTACAGATTTTTCTGATCTTACATTTAGCAATGTAACGCTAACAGCTAGAGGGGCATTGATATTCAACGATACAGCATCAGGTGATCCATCCGTATGTGTTTTAGACTTTGGAGCCGATAAGTCTGCATCATCTGGTGATTTTACCGTTGTATTCCCAACGGCTGACTCAAGTAATGCAATAATAAGGATAGCCTAATGGCATTTGTAATAGCAGATAGAGTTCGTGAAACGACAACGACAACAGGTACAGGCACAATCACCTTGGCAGGTGCAGTCACTAACTTTGAAACTTTTACTGCTAATCTATCTAATTCTGATACAACCTATTATGCTATTGTTGATAATACAAATGGTGCTTTTGAGGTTGGTCTAGGAACATTTACATCATCTGGAACTACGTTAGCACGATCAGTATTAGCAAGTTCTAACAGCAATAATCTTGTAGATTTTGGTGTAGGAACCAAAGATGTATTTATCACAGTGCCTGCTAGTAAGATTGTCGTTGAAGATGGTAGCAACAATGTTGCTATAGGTGGAACAGTAACAGCTACGGCTTTTAGTGGTAGCGGTGCTAGTCTTACAGGTGTGGATGTAGTAAACGACACCAGTCCTCAGTTGGGGGGAGCATTGGACGTTCAGACCCACGATATTGTAACTACATCAAACAGAGACTTAGAGTTAGCTCCAAACGGCACAGGTAACGTAGTTGTAAGAGGAAATAGTAATCAAGGGAAGATTACTTTAAACTGTGAAAGCAATAGTCACGGACAAGCTATACAAGCACAGCCACACTCTTTAGGTATAGACAATGTAATGTTGCTTCCTAAAGATGGAAACTCAACTCTTGTATCAGAAATATCTACACAGACACTAACAAACAAAACATTAACAAGTCCTGTT